CTATTGGTCGTTCTCCTGACTTTAGTGATGCTTTAGCTATGCGTATGTACTACGAACTAAAACCACAAGGTGTGTACTATGTGCAATAGTTGTAAAACTATGTATAAATACGTACAACTACGTACAACTACGTAAACTTGTGTAAACCTAATATGTAAATATATGTAAACCTACGTAAACCTAATTAAAAAAAAAGAGTGGCTATTAGCACACTCTCTCTTTACAAACTAAAACAATTAAATGTTTCAAAACTTTGCAAGTATACTCAAATTTTAATTTTTATATTTTATATTATGGATTTAGTTATTAACAACACAAATTACTCTATACCTACAAGCTGGTCGCAAGTATCTCTTGGTAAGTATATGGACTTTATGTTAAGTGTAGATGGTGTTGAAGATGAGTTAGAAAAAACGATAGCTACTATTAGTGCTTTTACTAATGCACCTAAGAAACTATTACAAGGTTGTAAGAAGTCAGATATAGATGCAGTAATGGAACAACTAGCAAAGCTAATGGATAACGAAGTTAATAAAGACCTTAACCTAATTATCACAATAGATGGTATAGATTATGGCTTTCACCCTAACTTACACGAACTAAAGCTAAAAGAGTTTGTCGATTTAGATAATAAACTTGGAGATGGCTGGAGTGCTATGGATAGTGTAATGGCTATCTTATACAGGCCTATTACAGAACAAAAGGGTGATAAGTATAAGGTAGAGGAATATGACTTTAGAACTGCTAAGAAAAGAGCAGAGATATTTAGAGATAACCTAAGTGTAGATACTGTTAATGGTGCAGCTAGTTTTTTTTTGACTATCGCAACGGATTACATAAGCACTATGCAAGTTTATTCAAAGAACCTATCGAGGCGAGAGAGGCGCAAACTTTTAAAACAGAAGAAGAACAATTTGAAGAAAAATATGGCTGGTACAGTTTAATTTATAATTTAGCTAATGGCGATATATTAAAATTTGATGAGGTGTTAGAGTTATCGGTAAACGAATGCTTTAACTTCTTAGCGTACCAAAAAGATTTAACACACATACAGAATAGAAGATGATACTAACGACAGGAACAGAGATTAAAAACGTAACACTTCAAATGCTTTATAGGATATTTGAAGAAATAGGTAGTAGTCATACACAAATACAAACCACTACAATAGGCGATATATTTGAGATTGACTTAACAGAAACTACATACCCACTACTTCACGTTTCTACTGCTACTGCTAACTTTGCACAACACACACTAACATATAACTTTCAGTTTATAGTTATGGACTTAGTAAGCAAAGATGAGAGTAATGAGAGAGATGTACTTAGTGATACGCTAGAAACTATTGGTGATGTAATTAGTTTGCTTAAAAATCAAACTGCATCGTTTGAACGCATACCTGACTTCCAAACAGAAGTAGCTATAAGTCCTAGTGTTAGTTGTGAGCCTTTTACAGAGAGGTTCGATAATGAGGTAAGTGGCTGGACTGCTAGTATCAGTATAGAGGTTGGATTTAATGCAAGTAGGTGTGATGGAGATGTGGCTTATGAATAAATACGCTAACTATCTTAGAGTGAGTGGGTTACACGATTTGCGTAACAACAAAAGGACACAAACAAGAATATATACACTATATAATATATATATATAGATATATAATAGTAATATAATAATAATATATAATAAAGAAAAAAAAATTAAAAAATGGCAACAACAATTACACCAGCTACATTAACGGTTCAGATAAAAGAAGAAATCACGTTAGGTGGCACAACTTACGACCAAACAATTACTAAGAGTATAGCAAGTATTGGTAACTATTCTAAAAGACAATTTACTATTACTGCTGGTGCATCACATAGCATAGCAGAGTTTTTAGATACAGTTACCAACGATGCTTACGATACAGATGATTTAAAGTATATTAGATTGACTAACTTAGATGACACCAATGCAGTTATAGTAACTATCGCTGGTGATAATGAAGCAGCAGCAATAGAGTTAGAAGCTGGTGCATCTTTTCAAATGTTTGATAGTAAATTAAGTGGTTCTACAAGTAAAGCAGCTATTACTACTGTTGATGATGTAGAGATTATATATGTTCATAACGCATCAGGTGGTGCAGACGTAGAATTAGTAGTAGCAACTGCATAATGAGTAACGTAGATAAAGTATTAGACACCTTTGGTAAAAAGGTAGTACAGACTGCTAGAGGTATATTAAACGCTAAGGGTAAAAATGCTAGTGGCGATTTAGGTAGTAGTCTAGGGTACTTTATCAAGGTTTATCCTAGTGGTGCAGTAGATATGTCTTTTGTAGCAGAGGGTTATGCTAAGTTTGTAGATAAAGGTGTTAAGGGTAGTAAGTCAAGTGCTAAAGCACCTAAGTCACCTTACAAGTTCACAAGTAAGCAACCACCATCTAATGTAATTGACAAATGGGTAGTTAGAAAGGGTTTGCAAGGCGCAAGAGATGATAAAGGTAGATTTATACCACGTAAAAGTATGGTTTTTCTAATAGCTAGAAATATTAAGTTATATGGTGTTAAGCCTAGCAATTTCTTTACTGATGCTTTCAATGTAGCATATAAAGATTTGCCACAAAAATTTATAGATGCCTACGCAAAAGATGTAACACAATTTTTAAAATTTGTAAGTAAAGAAATAGAATAATGGCAGTAAATTTAAGAACAACAATGCAAGGCAACGCACAATACCTTGCCCCAGCTTATTCAGATATAGTAATATATGCAGAAGATATACCACCAATATTATTTAATCAACAAGTAGCTGGTGTAATATCTAACTTAAAATATATTTGTGTAGTATCAATTAATGCTCAAACAGTAGCAACACTTAAAGCACCTACTGATAGTAATGATAAAGCATTATTTAGAATATCATCTATATTGCAAGATTATACAGAAACAGATAAGAGCGGTTATGATTTAGACTTTGTAAATAGTACATTTAATACTGACACAATGTATGAAAACAACCACGCTATACATCAGATAGACAAGTATGCAAGAAATAGAAACAATCTTAATAATTGCACTTGCTTAGGGGGTTATGAATATACTAATAGTAGTGGTACTACCATACAAGAGTTTTCTATTGGTACAGGTGTTAATTTTAACTTTTTTAATTCAGTATTACAGCACAATGCTGGTTATAGTACAGAAGATTTTAGTGATTATCTATTAACAGGGGGTACTAAGAAATTTTTAACTAAGTTCCCACAAAACTTTGCTGGTACAGGTTTATCAGGTCAGAAAATACAAGCTGGACAATATCACACGATGGCTTTTTTAAATGGTAAGCATTACTTAGATAGTGAAGTAACTAGAATAAGAATTAGAACCTATAATAGTTCAGATACTATGTTAGGCACTCAATATGTAGATAACACTACACTAAATGGTGGTGCGCCATTCGGTTCAGATATTACTGCTAACATTTTTACAGGAACAAACAATACAGATGAGGGTTTATTATACTTTGGCTGTGGTACTGCTCAATTAACACAATTAGGGGTTAGCCTTAATAACGTAGCTTACTATACTGTAACTGCACTAAATGTAAACGCATCTGTTAGTAAAGTTTACTATTTTACTATACAAGATGCAGACTGCAAAGGATATGAAACTATTAGGTTAGCATTTTTAAATAGTCTAGGTGCTTGGGATTACTACAACTTTACTAAGAAGTCAGTAAGAAAGACACAAATAAATAAGACTGCTATAAAACAAAACTATGGTACTATACCACGTTATGCAACCACTTCTGCTGGTGATGCTTTCAACGCTGACTATTACAATCAAGGTACTTATGATGGTGGTACAAGAGCATTTAACGTAAACGCAATAGAAACCATAGAAGCTAATACAGACTTTATTACAGAAGATGAAGCAGAGATATTAGAAGAATTGTTTTTAAGTCCTGATGTTTATATGCAGACAGGTACTACATTTGAGCCTGTTGTCATAAATGAAACAGAATACATAAAGCAAACTACTGCTAACGATATGTTAAAGCAGTATATCATAACAGTAGAAAAAGGTCATAACACAAGAGTACAAAGACTATGATAAGATTAGTAGTACAAAATCAAGTAACCAATGAGTTGCAAGAGTTAGATACGTTTGGTAATGAGAATATAAACCTAACATTACAAGTAGATGATGTTAGAGATATAGAAAGTAAGAACGCATCATACTCTAAAGACTTTAACTTACCAGCTACTAAG